CAACCACATCCCATCAACTGACCTTAGTGCTGTTTCTTCCGGAGACGGAGAGGCTGCTAATGATGTCTTTGGTGTTAGTGGTGTCGGATACAACGGTGACTTCCGTAACAGCATTGGTATTGTTTCTCACTCTGCTGCTGTCGGAACCGTTAAGTTGCTTGATCTTGCTACCGAATCCGAGTATCAGATCGAGCGTCAAGGTACGCTATTTGTTGCTAAGTACGCTATGGGTCACGGAGTTCTCCGTCCTGAGTGTGCTATCGAATTAGTAGCATAACCTGTTTTCTCTCGGTGTTGGGAGGTCTGTGATTCGTTCCGCTCCCTCCATCGGGATTACTTTTTATACAAAGCTATGGCACTTACGACTAAACTAAATGCAGTAAACACGATGATCTCCGTTATTGGAGAAGCACCAGTAAATACATTAGGAGGGACAGCAGTTCCCGTATCAGTCGTACAAGCGGAAGCCGTGCTGGACGAAACCAGTAAAGCCGTACAGTCAGAGGGTTGGCACTTCAATACAGAACATGAATACACCCTTACTCCTGACGCTTCCACATCTAAGATTAACCTACCAAGTAACACACTTAGAGTAGACTTAGACCCATTAATTTATACAGACAGCGATCCAGTACAGCGTGGACTTATCTTATACGATAGGAAGAAACACACGGATGTATGGACCAAGGAGGTTAAAGCCTCCATAACTTTTGAGTTAGCATTCACAGATATGCCTGAGCAATTCAGACACTACATCACAGTTAAAGCAGCTCGTATCTTTGCTAACAGATTCTTAGGCAGTAGAGAGATCGAAGGGTTTGCTTTGAGAGACGAGATAGAAGCTAAAGCCCGTGCTATTGACAGTGACTCTGAGAATGCAGACAGGACAATCTTTGACCACTATAGCGTACTTAGAGTATTAGATAGATAAGCGATGCCTCTGTTAGTAAACAGTGTACCTAACCTAGCACAGGGCGTATCGCAGCAGCCTGACAATCTCAGGTTCCCTGGTCAATGCGACGAACAAATCAATGCTTGGGCTACTGTTGTAGAAGGGTTGGTAAAACGACCGCCTACTAACTACACAAAGAAGCTTAATACAAGTAACGCTAATGCTGACAAGCTGTTCACTCACTTTGTTAAACGATCAGAACAGAACAAGTACTGTGTCAATGTGTCGCTTGGTGGAGTAGGTGTTATTAATTTAGGAGACGGTACTAAGGTATCAGTAGCTGTAACATCTATTGCTAACACTTATTTAAGTCTAGGAGGTCAAGCATCTCTTGGAGCAGTACAGAATCCACTAGCAGACCTACGAGCACTCACAGTAGCTGACTATACATTTCTTGTTAACAGGAACAGAACGATACAGAAAGCTACAGCAGTAGAACAGAAGTCTACACCTCCTGGCGGTACTCCTAGTTATGTATCTTACAACAATGTTATCTACGGAGCTATAGCTAGTCACACATCAAGTACTAGTTTCGATGCTACTAAGTGGGAGGTTTCTAACACTGTTAAGACAGCAGATGCTTGGACTGCTAATACAGTTTATAAAGGTAAAGAACATGAAGCTTTGATTGTTGTTAAGCTAGGCGATTACGAGAAGCACTACACTGTAGTAATAGATGATGTAGTAATACCTAATGTTAACACAGGTACTTTAAATCATCACAAAATTCCAAAGTTAGGAGCGTCTGATGCTACCTATGAAAGTGGTTCTAGTGCTTCTGGTTATCACGCTGATACCAATCTAATAGCAGAGGATATATCTGAAATTATAAAGGGAGCGTTACAAATCCCTAACGACAGTGTACTAAGTTTAAATATAAATAACGGAGGTACTGGATGGGCTGATGGTAAATCTACTGGTGTTTGGGTGGAGACTTGGCGTGACGCTACTTACGATGTACACTACAAGTTAGAGCTAGAGATTTCACAGAGCGGTGCAGGTAAAGCTTATTGTGAGTTAATAGTTTCCAATGGGGTTATCACGGGTTTTAGGAATCTTAGGCGAGGTAGAGACTTTGACGCATCACAAAACATAACTCTTACTTATAAACAATACTCAAAGATAAGAAGATACAACGCTTCGTTGAGGGACTGGAAATTATTGAAACCCGGTGACTATCTTTATAAAGCACCCCCTACAGGTTTTAATACATCTACTCCTAGCGGTTCTTCTACTGACCCTATACATGTAAACTTACAGACTTTAGGTGCTACCAGTTATCAAGTAGAACAAGAAAACTCTGTTATAAAAATAACCAGTACAGGGGGTCCATTTAAAATACGAGTAAAGGATGGTTTAGGAGATCAAGCATTAGGTGTTGTATACAGAGAAGTAAGCAGTATCACAGACTTACCATTACAATGTTACAATAGATTTGGTCCGGTAAAAGTAATAGGCGATGCAGATGTAGATCAAGACGATTACTATGTACGATTCTCTACGAAAGACAAAGGAGACTTTGGTGAGGGTAGTTGGGTAGAGACTGTTGGTTATTACCAAGATGAATCAGAGAGCAGTGCGTTGGAAGGTATCGATACTTTGTTAGCTAGCGGTACGATGCCTGTCACTCTTGTCCCTTACTTTAATAACGACAGGATCACAGACTTTAGATTACAGACCCCCAACGATATATTGTATGTTAAACAGGGTTCCAGTTACTACAGATTAGATGTAGAGCACAGAGCTAGTAATACAAACAAACCAGGAGTAGGGGCAGATTGGCAGGACTTTTGGACATTAGTGGATGAGACCTCTGATACTAACGCAGCTGTTGGATACTTAGTTTGGAAAGAGGGAACCTTTTATTACGGTCCCAAAACAACCACTAAGAATATCGGATGGGCAGCTAGATCAGCAGGTGACGATAACACCAATCCCTTCCCCTCTTTTGTAGGTCGTACAATACGAGACATCTTCTTCTTTAAGAACCGCTTAGGTATACTCACAGATAGTAATATTATCTTCTCCGAAGCAGATGAGTACTTTAACTTCTTCCGTACTACTACACAGCAGTTATTAGATAGTGCACCCATAGATGTAGGACTCAGCCACACAAAGGTAGCACTGTTAGAGAATGCAGTACCGTTCCAAGAGAAGTTGATGTTGTTCAGTCAGAACTCACAGTTTGTACTTAGAGGAGCAGATGTGTTATCACCTAAGACGGTAGCTATATCCCCTGTTACTGAGTACGATATATCTGACAGTGTACAACCAATAGCTCTAGGTAATTATATCTACTTCACTTTTAAACGGAATAACTTTGAGGGTGTGTACGAATACTTTGTTGATAACAATACCGAGACATTCCACAGCGAAGAGATCACCCAACAGATACCTAAGTATATAACAGCTGATGTCAGGAAGATAGCAGGTTCTCAATCAGAGAATACTATTGTTGTTAGTACTACTGCTGATCCTAAGACTTTGTTTGTTTATAAGTACTTCTGGAGTAATAAAGAAAAGATACAGAGTGCTTGGATGAAGTTTACATTTGGTAGGGATATTAGAGGGTTTGACTTTATTGACAGTAACTTGCACTTGATCACAGCAGACAGCGATGGTTTACACTTGGAAAGCTTGACACTGGAAGATGGGTTGAGGGATAGCGGTTTAGAGTATACTTTGTGTTTGGACAGTAGGTTGGATGGAGAGGGTTTTTTAGATAGCGAAGTTATTTACAATCCAGCTGCTAAGTCCACTACTATATCTAACATACCCTACGATACTACAGGTGTAGAGCTGTACACAAAGCTAGGTAATGAACGGGTAGTAAGCATAGCAAACTCTAGTTCAATAAATGTACGAGGGTACTTAGCTAGTTACGCAGATGATGGTAGTGGTGACTATGTTACTTACAACGGTGATATGTATTACTGTATTACTGCACATACATCAGGTTCTACATTTGACAGTAGCTTCTGGAGTAAAGTAACAGACGGTCCTTCTAACCCTAATGCTTGGACAGCTTCTACTGCATACAGTGCTGGTGTTATCTATAAATGTATAAAGACTCACACTTCAGCGTTAGGAGATACTCTATCTACAAGTGCTAACTGGTCTACATCTACTGATGTTAAAGTGGCTACTAGGTGGAAAGCTAATACTTTTTACAACAACGATAAGTACTTCTTTATAGGCAAGCCGTACAATATGTTGTACAGGTTCTCTGACCAAACACTTAAACAACCAACAGAACGAGGTGGTCGTAGTGCATCTGACTACGCT